ATCTATAGTATGTATATGAGTTATAAGGGAAAATACCGTCCAGAAAACCCCAAAAAGTATAAAGGTGATCCCACAAATATCGTTTATCGTTCTCTGTGGGAAAGGAAGTTTATGCGTTATTGTGATTTAAACGAAAATGTAAATCAATGGCAGTCTGAAGAATTCTGGATTCCTTATAAAAATCCACTAGACAACAAAGTTCACAGATACTTTCCAGACTTTTTTGTAAAGTACAAAGATAAAAATGGAAATACACGAACCGTTGTAGTTGAAATAAAACCAAAGAAAGAAGTAGAAATGCCAGAACAGAATCCTAAAAGACGAACGAAGGCCTGGGCATACAAGGTTCAAACTTGGGTAAAGAATCAAGCAAAGTGGAAAGCCGCAAAAGAGTTTTGTGCAGACCGTAATTATGAATTCCGAATCATGACTGAGGAGGATTTAGGAATATGAGTTGGAGAGACGAACCTTATATTGACGGTAAAGGTTTTGGATATGACTTACTCAAACAAGTCAAAGGAAAAAATAAAAGCGGGGATTGGTTTTCTGGTCAACTCAGACAATATCTTGGAGAACTTGATCAATTTGATATTAACGAAACAGATACAGGTGGAATAGATGTTGGTAGACTCTATTTTTTCATTTATGGAGCACAATCACAGGGTCTGAAGTTTTATGATACTCAACCACTGACTTATATCACAGAAGTAAATTTCAATAAAGGATATTTTGTTGGTGTCAATTTACATTATCTTAATAGACAATATCGTGAAGGAGTTGCAAAAGGCCTAATAAATAATGGTAGTACCGTAGGTGTACCTCGTAATACTATTCATCGTTACTTTTTTTCTGGAGTTAGTGGAGGATTTTTAAGAGTTCCAGAAAAAGATTGGCCCTCCGTTGCATTATTGCCCACTGAAAAATTTGTTGATATGAGAGGTCAACCTTTTCCCAATCACAAAGCCTGGAGTAAATCTTAAGTGGCATTCAATACCCTATCTCCATCACCATTAACTACTAAAAACGGTGTAGCGTATAATTTGCAATACGATACAGGCACTGGTAATGTACAAATAATTCAAGCAAACGCTCCTGCAGGTACAAAACCAATATATCAAGATGGAAAATGGAATGCTTCTGCGACACAATTGGGATTTAATGATGCAGAAAAAACTCAATTACATCAACAAACAATATTAAGTGTACAATCAGCTTATAGAAGTGTTGGAGGAGTAAATTCTGGAGCAAAATTACCCCAATGGGCAGCTCAAAATTTGACAAATGGTACTCCTGGACAAACATCAGTAACTCCATCAAATCCCACTTTTTCTACTTCTGGCGGTAATAGTGGGGGTGGATTAGAACAATTAACTGGACTACTTACAAATCCTGCCGAAACTTTTCAAAATTTTGCTGTTAATGGTAATAAATTTGGAGTGGGTAATGAAAAAGAATTATTTTCAAAACCTATGAAATATCCAGTTGACTTAATGACAAGTCAGCAAGATTATTTTGTAATTTCTCAATATAGATATAAACCTTCAAAAGCTTCTGCAATTTTTGGTGGAACTCAAGCTGCAGTTTCAACTTTGACTAGTGGATTGCAAAGCACTTCGAATTTTAATTTAGAACAAATTATTGGCACAGTGTTTCTTCCTATGCCAAATAGTGTGATGGATAGTAATAATGTTGATTGGAGTTCTGATGACATGTCAAATATTGCAGGTGCATTAACTGCACAAACAATGGGAGATATTCCCGGAAGTCTTGCTGCAGCAGGCCTTGCTGGAGCCGGTGGCGCTCTTCTCGGTGCTGGATTTAAGAAAGGTGCTGCAGCAGGTTTACTAACCAAAAATATAGGCCAATTACTTGCAAATGGGGCCCTTAGTCCACAAATAGCGACACTATTAGGAACAGAAGGAGTGTCACAAATATTAAAACTTCAAGGTCAAGGGGTAGAAGCAGAATCAATTCTTGCACGAGGTTTAGGTATTGTTCCAAACACAAACATAGAACTTTTGTTTAGATCTCCAATGTTGAGAGGATTTAGTTTTTCCTATAGATTATCTCCGAGAAGTGCAGAAGAAGCTGCAATGGTGAGGAGAATCATCAGATTCTTTAAACAAGGAATGGCAGCTAAAAAAATGAGAGGAAAGTCTGGTCAAGCATCATTTTTTTTAGGCACTCCAAATATTTTTAGATTAGAATATAGAAGTGGTTCTAGATCTATTGATGGATTAAATAAATTCAAGACTTGTGCATTAAAAAGTTTTGAATGTAATTACACTCCAGATCAAATTTGGGCTGCATATGAAAAAGGACAACCAGTTTCAACTATGTTTACACTGAGATTTGATGAACTTGAACCAATTTACGATACGGATTATCAAGAGGGGAATATTTTTGGAGGTCGAGATGATTTATCTTCAGTCAGTGCAAATTCAGTAGGTTACTAAAATGTCATACTTTAGAGAGCTACCAAATTTACAAGTTCTGAATAGAACAAAAAATGAGACATCAAACGATGAAACTCTTATAGTAAAAAACTTTTTCAAAAGAGCTAAACTTAGAGAAGACATTGGTTCAGTAGCTTCAGCTTTTGAATACTATTTTATAACGGAAAATGAACGTCCAGAACAAATTGCAGAAAAAATCTATGGAGATCCTGAACTTGATTGGGTCATCTTAACAACAAATAACATTATAAATCTGCAGGATCAATGGCCTTTGAATTTGGATAATTTCAACAAATATATGTTGGATAAGTATGGATCTGAAGATGCTTATGATGATATTCATCATTATGAAACTATATCAGTAAAAGATTCTTTTGGTAGAGAAGTTTTTCCCGCCGGTCTTAGGGTTGATGAATCTTTCTATAATACGCCCGAGTACATTGGATTAACTACACTTCCACCAGGCATATCATTTCCTCCAATTTTTATTCCAGGAACTCAGGCCGTATTAACTCCTATTGTTGGAATTGGGAATACTATTGTATCTGTGCAAATTAATAATGCAGGAGCTGGATATAAAACTACCCCAATTGTATCAGTAACTCCACCACCAGTAACAAATAATGCCTCTGCAGACTGTTTAATATCAGACTTTAGAGTATCAAACATTGTAAATTTAAACGGTGGCCAAGGATATAATAGCGCTCCAGCAGTAACGTTTTCTGATCCAATTTCACCGATTCAATCAACAGCAAATTGCACATTGGGTTCTGGTATAGAGGTAGATAAAGTCACATCTATAACTAATCTAATTGGTGGAATTGGATATGGACTAACAGCACCCTCAGTTACATTTTCACATTCACCTAGAGTTATTTTTGGAAATTATAATAATGAGTCATCTATTACAGTTGGTAATGATGTAGAAGGGTTTTATTTGAGTGATGATGGTACTCGTTTATATACTTCAAGTTTTACTGGCGCGAATCAAATTAAACAATATACACTAAGTAGTGGTTGGAATGTGGCCACAATTTCTTTGACTTATGAATTAGATGTAAGCTCTGATTTTACTTATACAACTGGTGTAGAATTTAAACCGGACGGGACAGTTATGTATGTAACTGGTGGTAGTGGGGTTTCCTATAAAATTGTAACATATCAATTATCAACTCCATGGAACCTTTCAAGTGCAACAAAATTAAATCAAATTTCAATATCTTCTCCAGGTGGAATAAGATTTAAACCAGATGGAACTTCAGTGTTTATTTTAGATTTTTCAAATCCAGATATAATTCGAGAATACTCCATTGCAACTCCATGGAACATCACTACAAGAAGTGGATCAGCTGTTAATTCACTTAATATAACAACATTTACTGAAGATAATGATATTTTAGGATTTACATTTAATTCGGATGGCACCAAGTTATTCGTTGCAAGTGAAGGTTCTTCCAGTATCTATGAATTTGATTTGAATCCTTGGCAAATTAATACAGCAATATATAAGTACGCATTTTTCGTTGGTGATAGAGTTCAATCACCATCAGACATATTTGTTAGATCTGATCGTGAAAAATTTATAATCTCTGGAGGACCTTCCGATAAACTTTTTGAATATAACTTAACTTCTACTGCAAAAGGAATTGCTCAAGTTACTAATGGATCAGTTAGTAATATTTTAATTACTCAGCCAGGTAGTGCATATACTACTCCTCCAACAGTAACTATAGGATCTCCATATCCATCAGTTACAGCAACTGGTACAGCTAATCTATTAAGTGGAATTGTTACAAGTATTACAATTACAAATTCTGGATTTGGATACACTGTTGCTCCAACAGTAACAATTCAAGATGCTCCAATATCAAGACAGGCTGTAATCGGCGTTCAATTATCAAATACTGGAATATCAACAGTTAGAATATTTGATGGTGGACTTAATTACGTCAATAACCCAACCATTTCTATAGATGTTCCAGAAGATATATTAAATGTTGAAGAAAATGAAACTTATTCCCAAAACCAAAAAACATGGAGATGGAATGGCACACAATGGCAAGAAAAAATAACGGAAGAATTTCAATATTTAGATCCAAACACTAATTCAATCGTAAGAATTCCCGGATCAACTTTATCAAAACCAGTTACAAATTATGAATATGAATCTAAATTGAACGAAGAAAAAAGACAACTTATTGTCTTAAAACCAGAGTATCTATCTGTTATTATTACTGATCTAAGAAATATAATGACTTATGATGAAGATGATCCAAATTATATTAATGAAAAACTCAAAAAAACTTACAATGAAAAAGTGATGGGAATATAAAAAAGGAGGGGTTTTATCCCCTCCTTTGAACTATCAGGACTCAGCGAGTCGTTGGAAGTAACTCAGAGCATCATCTGCATCCTCATCATCCTCTTCTTGAGCCGCAGGACGAGCAATCTCAAAAGAAGGAGTGGAACGCTTCGGTGCAGATTCACCACGACGTTCAGCTTCCCATTGTTCATCCTCTTCAACCGTCTCAGGATCTTGACGAGCAGGGGCTTTTGCACCCAGCACATAATCCAGACGCTTCTTCAGATCTTCATAAGACTTGAAGTTGGATGCAGCACTGAACTCATTCAGATCATTCAGACCCTTATAAATGCGTTCCAGTTTGTCATCATCATCCAGAAGAGCAGAAGGCTTATCAAACTCCGACTTATCGTAGTTCCAGTAACCTTCAACCTTACGAATCTTCAGTTTGAAGTTCGCACCAGTCCAGAAATCAAAAGGATTGATGGCTTCTTCGTCTGCAAATTGCGGTTGCATCGCTTCCATGATCTTGTCATAGATCTTCTTACCAAACTTATAGAGGAACACACGACCTTCATTTTCAGGGTGTGCAGGATCGCTCACCACATAAACATTTGCGTAGTAAGAGAGTTTGCGTTTTTGTTTCCGAGCAACCTCTTTATCACGATCAGATCCAGAGTTCCACAGGACACGATTGTGTTCTGACACAGGATCT